TTAAATTATGGTAACGGCCGAATTGGTCAGTTCAACGCAGATTCTGCTGAAACTGTTAATCTAAGAGTATCAGGCAGTCTTATAGTTACCGGCTCGCAATCAATTATTAATACCGAAGTATTTAAAGTCACAGATCCGCTTATTCACTTAGCTGATAGTAATGTAGTAAGTGATATTATCGATATTGGATTTATTGGTAAGTATTATGCTGATGCACAGCAAAGACACACTGGTTTAGTCAGAGATGCTAGCGCTGGCCAGTATTATCTATTTGATAATAGCATAGATTCTGCTTCTGATTCAGTTAATACTATTAATCTTGGCGCAACTGGTTTTAGAAAAGCATGGCTTAACGTTGGTAATATTATAGCTGATTCGGCTACTATGACTAACCTAACAGTTACTGGTTTAGCATCAACAACTCTTGCAAGAACAGCAACAGTTGATTCTGGTACGTACGGTTCTGCAACGAGAGTTCCAATTCTAACAGTTAATACTTCTGGATTCATTGATAGTATTGGTGAAGTATTAGTTGCAGGAGTTACAGGATTAACTTACGATTCGAATACTGAAAGTATCACGATATCGACTGCTGATGGTGGTTCATTCGCAACACATATTGGTGGATTCAAAAATATAGATGTAGATTCTGCTAATATATTCAATATAGCTGGTAGTAATATTCACTATGACTCAGGTTTTATTGGTCAATTTAGTACTGATTCTGCGCATATATCGCAACTCAATACTACGGTTGTAAGAGCAGGTGGAATTCTTGCAGACTCTGGTGATTACACAGTACTTAAAATTGGTGGTGCTCATGTCAACACCGAGATGTTTACTGATTCGGCCTTTGTTTTAGCACGAATCGAAGCGTTATCGCTTGACTCTGAAAGAACAATTAATCTTATTAGAAATGATAATCTGTTTGTTGATTCAGCTTATATCGAGCAAGTTTCACTTGACTCTGAAAGAGCAGTCAATTTAATTGATTCAAATTATATCAATGAACGTTCACATCAACTTACTCGTGATGAATTTTCATTTACACTGACAAATGCTGGATCAGCCGCTGGTCCAAGAATCGTACTTGATAGAAACAGCTCAAGCGCAGCAGATTCTGATGCTCTAGCAATGATTGAATTCCGTGGTAGAAACGATGCGGATTCTAATATAACATATGCTAAGATCGAAAACTTTATTAACGATGCATCAGCTGATAGCGAAGATGGTGAGTTACACTTTACTATAAAACAATCTGGTATACTTAGAACAAAGATGAAAATGACTCCAACCGGTATTGTACTGGCTGGAAACGAAAGAATAATGTTTAGCGACGATTCTTTCCATCAAGCATTGATACCGGGTAACTATACTGCAGATCACGGCTTGACTTTACCAGACTCAACTGGTACGCTTTTAACACGTGAGTTTGTATCAAATCTTATTGATTCAAATTATATTGGTCTAAGAGCAGCATCAACTGGATTTACTCTAGACTTTGCCGATAGCGCCGGAGCTACAAAAGTAAGTCTTGTAATTCTTCAAGCTGCAACAATCGCAACCGGAGCCGCTATTGGCTTTGGTAACACCGTAACATTATTAGACACAGACAGCGCGGCAGTAACTATCTCGCTTTAATGTATAAATAGACAAAGGAAACTAAAGGAATCAAAAAATGGCAGATCGTATTCCACTAATCATTGAAGGATCGAGTATTCGAGAGCTCCCGTCGGATGACAGGCTTGATGTTCGAGGAGCGTTGGAAGTCAATGGGCATATAACACCGGGTGCAGACTCGGCATATGACATTGGTACTTCAGCGCTAAAATTCAGAGATATATTCTTATCAGCTGGTACAATACACCTTGGTGGCGTTAAGCTACGAGCGGATGGTAATAAACTATCGATTCAAGATAGCGCAGGAGTTACTTCAAGTTTAGCTGCAACTTCACAGTTTGTAAGCGGAGATTCGGGATCAAGTCAATTCCGTTTGGCAGTATCTGATGCAATATCAGTTGGCACTGGTACTGGATTAGGAAGTTTAGCTTACGATTCGGCTCGAGGTCAATTTACATTGACTGGAGTAACACAAGCTAATGTTATGTCAACTATGCAAGCAGGCACTGGAGTAGGTATCGATTCTGCCAGCGGTACACTTTCTATCGGTCAAGCTGTAGCAACAACTGACTCAGTAACATTTGCTGGTTTATATTCTTCAGGTAACGTAATTCTTGGTGGTAACTTAACCGTCAATGGTACAACTACAACAGTTAATTCAACAAATAGTTTAGTTGCTGATCCTTTAATTGAATTAAATACAGGTGCAACTTCGAACGCTAACGATCTCGGATTTGTATTTGAACGTGGTTCAACTGGTAACAATGCTGCAATTATCTGGGACGAGTCTGAAGACAAGTTCAAGATGGGTACAACAACAGCAACAGGTGCTTCAACTGGTGATATGACAGTTGCAACAGGAACTTTGATTGCTAATGTTGAAGGTAACGTAACTGGTTCATCAGGATCTAGTACTGGTAACGCCGCAACAGCAACGAAACTAATCTCTGCTCGAGCGATTGCGATTGCAGGTGACGCAGTTGGTACAGCTAACTTTGATGGAACGGCTGGAATTAGTATTTCAGTAGCTCTTGCTGATAATTCAGTTACTTCAGCCGAATTAGCTAGTGCAAGTACGCTACTTATTAAGAACACAGCAGGATCAACTCTTAAAACAGTTATTGGAGCCGGTAGCTAATGGCATCACCTAACTCGAGAGATACACTCATTGACTGGTGCAAGCGAAGGCTTGGTGAGCCGGTCATTGAGGTTAATGTAGACGAGGATCAGCTCGAAGACCGAGTTGACGAAGCAATTCAGTATTATCAGGAATTTCATTCTGATGCTACTTTTCGTGCATATGTTTCTCATGAGTTAACTGCATCAGACATTACTAACAAGTATATTACAACATCATCTGATGTTCATACTGTAACTAGAGTATTTCCTCTTATATCGAGTTCATCTTCTTCGGGGCAGTTATTTAATCTTCGATACCAGATGCATATGTCAGAACTAACTGATATGGCTCAATTTGCTGGTGATATTGCTTATTACGAACAAATTCAGCAATATTTGTCTTTACTTGATATGACACTCAACGGTCATACAATGGTAGACTTTGCTCGTAGGCAAAACAGAATTTACTTACATGGTCATATCGAAGATTTAGATATTACTGCAGGTGATTATGTTGTCTATGAAGTTTATAATACAATTAATCCAGATTCACACACATCAATATATAACGATATGTGGCTAAAAGAATATACCGGTGCTCTCATTAAAGAGCAGTGGGGCATGAATCTTATGAAATTCGAAGGTATGCAGTTACCCGGCGGCGTGATATTAAATGGTAGACAGCTTTTTGATGATGCACAAGGTGAGATTCAGGACCTCAAAGAAAGGATAAGACTCGAACATGAAATGCCCGCAGATTTCTTTGTAGGGTGATGGCATGCGCAATTATTACATAAGAGATAACGTAAGGTCAGAACAAAATCTCTACGAAGATATTGTAATCGAGTCTCTTAAGATTTACGGTCAAGATGTTTATTATTTACCTCGTGAAACAGTTTACGAGGATAGAGTCTTTGGTGATGAAGTTCCAGCAAAATACAATAACTCATATAAGATAGAAATGTATATTGACAACACCGAAGGTTTCGACGGTGAAGGAGATCTGTTTACTCGGTTTGGTGTTGAAATACGCGATGAAGCTACATTCGTAGTTTCAAGACGTAGGTGGGCTCAAACTATTGGTGGAGATAATAACATCAATAGCGAAAGACCACGTGAAGGCGACTTAATCTTTTTACCACTATCTAATTCTATGTTCCAGATTACGCACGTAGAACATGAAATGCCTTTTTATCAATTAGCAAATTTGCCAACTTATAAGTGTCGTGCACAATTGTTTGATTATAACAGCGAAGACTTCGATACTGGTATTGAAGAAATTCAAGATATTGAACAAGATCATGCTTACACTTACTTGTTGAAGATACTAGGTGCAAACATAAACAACACGAAACCAATCTTTACAGATACTATTATTACACAAAATCAAAGTGGTGTATTGGTTACTGCAGAAGTTGCTAAATATTCAGATTCGGATGGAACAATCCATGCCGTTAACTTCTCATCTGCTGATGGTACATTCCGCTTATTCCATGCAGATAGCACAGTTACTGTTGATTCAGCATCGAACATACATACTTTACAGACAGTAAGTGAATTGAATAAACTGTCAGAAAACGAACAAAATACAGACTTTGGATCCTTTGGTGATGACTTCCTTGATTTTAGTGAAGGCAACCCGTTTGGTGATCCATCAGGGAATGATTAATTATGGCTACAAAATTAAACGAAGGAACCGAGGTAGCTTTACCACTTCGTAATATTATTAGTATGATAGCGTTTACATCACTAGCTACTTGGGCATATTTTGGAGTTGTTGAAAGATTAAATCAGATTGAAACAAGTCAGACTATGATGAAGACTGATTTGCAACAAAACACTGAGTTTAGAATTAAATGGCCACGTGGCGAAATGGGAAGTTTACCAGCAGACAGCGAACAGTTTTTAATGATTGAGCATATAGCAAGTGAACTTGAAAAATTAACAGATGAGATAGAAGAAGGCAGAGCGCCTTATGATCAACAACAAAAATTAACATTAGAATTTTATGAAAAACGAATTAATAATCTTGAAGATAAAATAGAAAAGATGAGGGTCAACGGACACAACAAATGAGGGTAGTA